GGATCAACGCCTACGTCAAGGATGACAGTGAGACGTGCCGCAAGGTAGTAATCGGTACTGAGATGGTCGAGCAGCACAAGTACCAGATCGTGTGTGACTAAACCAAACGGGGACTTCGGTCCCCGTTCTTTGAAAGGGTATGAGCTATTAAAGAAGTACAAAGAGGAAGTCACAAGAGAAATCAGTAAGGAAAGCTTCCTTGACTTCGTCAAACACGTCTATCCGGGCTACAAAGTGGGGCCGCACCACTATAAATTAGCGAAAATCTTCGAAGATATTGCCGCTGGCAAGAAAAAACGCGTGATTGTGAATATTGCACCGCGTCATGGCAAGTCTGAACTCATCTCTTATCTCGCTCCCGCATGGTTTTTGGGCAAATACCCCCAGAAAAAGGTCATCATGGCCTCTCACACGGCTGATTTGGCTGTCCAGTTTGGTCGTAGGGTGCGAAATCTCGTTGGATCGGAGCCTTATCATGACGTTTTTCCGCAGATTGAGCTACAAGCTGACTCGAAAAGTGCTTCCAGATGGGGAACAAACTTCGGGGGAGAGTATTTCGCCATTGGTGTGGGTGGCGCTCTTGCTGGGCGGGGTGCTGATCTATTTATTATTGACGACCCCCATTCTGAACAAGAAGCCAAGCTGGGAAGACCAGAAGTGTTTCTACCTGCATGGGAATGGTTTCAATCTGGACCGATCCAGCGTCTTATGCCGGGTGGGGCAATTATCGTAGTGATGACCAGATGGAGCAAACTTGATCTTACTGGACAGATTGTTACGCAGATGGAGCGCAGTGAGGATGTGGATCGCTGGGAAGTGGTGGAGTTCCCGGCAATCGACGAAAACGAGAACGCTCTCTGGCCCGAATTCTGGCCGGTTGAAGAGTTGCTGGCGAAAAAGGCATCACTGGATATACGATACTGGAACGCACAGTACATGCAGCAACCGACCTCGGAAGAGGGAGCGCTTATAAAGCGTGAGTGGTGGAATATGTGGGAGGACGAAGACCCCCCGCAGTGCGAGTTCACGATTATGTCGTTGGATGCCGCACAAGAAGCAAACAACCGGTCTGACTTCAACGCTCTGACAACGTGGGGCGTGTTCTACAACGAGGAAGTCAACAACTACAACATCATCCTCTTGAACTCCATTAAGAAGCGTATGGAGTACCCCGACTTAAAAGCTCTGGTGCTGGAAGAATACAAAGAGTGGCAACCAGACTCATTTATTGTCGAGAAAAAATCTAGTGGCTCCGTACTCTTCCAAGAGATGCGGCGTATGGGTGTGCCAGTACAAGAGTTCACACCGGGTAAGGGACAAGACAAGATTTCCCGCGTAAATGCAGTATCGAGCCTCTTTCATGGAGGCGTTGTGTGGGCACCCCAGAGGCGTTGGGCCATGGAGGTGATTGAGGAGTGCAACGACTTTCCGTCAGGCATCAACGACGACTTGGTTGACTCCACCACACTAGCACTTTTGCGATTTCGTCAGGGCGGTTTCATCCGATTGGACAACGACGAGCCTGAAGATATTCAACTGTTTAAATCAAAGCGCAGAGCCGCTTACTATTGAGGATAGATCATGAGCATCGAAAAAGGACTTTATGCGGCCCCGATGGGCTTGGATCAGGCAATGGAAGAGCCTGACTTGGAGATTGAGATCGAAGACCCGGAGTCGGTGAAGATTGCGTCTGATGGGCTTGAGATTGAGATCGAGCCACGCGAGATGGATGACGAGGACTTTGAGGCGAATCTGGCTGAGTTCATGCCGGACAACGAGTTGTCGTTGTTAGCAGGTGATCTGATTGACGCATACGAGGAAGATATATCGAGCCGTAAAGACTGGATACAGACTTACGTTGATGGACTTGACCTGTTGGGGATGAAGCTTGAAGAGCGAACAGAACCTTGGGCCGGTGCGTGCGGCGTTACACATCCTCTTATGTCTGAGGCTCTGGTTAAGTTTCAGTCTGAAACGATTATGGAGACGTTTCCGGCGGCGGGTCCGGTTAAGACGAAGATTATAGGCAAAGAGACCCCTGCCAAGAAAGACGCGGCAGAACGAGTTAAAGACGATATGAACTTCCGCCTGACGGAAGAAATGCCTGAATACCGCCCTGAACACGAGCGTATGTTGTGGGGCTTGGGCCTCTCAGGTAACGCGTTTAAGAAGGTGTATTTTGACCCAAGCCTTGGCCGTCAAACGTCGATTTATGTCCCTGCGGAGGATGTCGTTGTGCCATACGGCGCGGCTTCTTTGAGGACGTGTGAGCGGGTCACGCATGTGATGCGCAAGACTAAGAATGAACTGCGTAAGTTACAAGTGTCGGGCTTTTATTTGGACGTTGATCTGGGCGACCCAGTTAACACCATTGAAGAAGTTGAGAAGAAGATTGCAGAAAAACTCGGCTTCCGTGCTACGACAGATGACCGTTATAAGCTCCTTGAGATGCAGGTTGACTTGGACTTGCCCGGCTACGAGGATGTAGACGACGATGGTGAAGAGACAGGTATTGCTCTGCCGTACATTGTAACTATTGAGAAGTCTACACAGACGGTTCTCTCGATCCGGCGCAATTACAAGCCAGACGACAAGTTAAAGCAAAAGCGTAACCACTTTGTGCATTACGGCTACGTCCCCGGCTTTGGCTTCTATTGCTTTGGTTTGATCCACTTGATCGGCGCGTTTGCAAAATCAGGCACATCGATACTGCGTCAGCTTGTAGACGCAGGCACTCTCTCGAACCTGCCGGGTGGCTTGAAGACTCGTGGTATGCGAGTCAAGGGCGATGACACACCGATCTCTCCGGGCGAGTTTAGAGACGTGGATGTACCGAGCGGTGCGATACGCGACAACATCTTGCCGCTGCCGTACAAGGAGCCATCACAAGTTTTGGCTGGGTTGATGAATCAAATCATCGATGAAGGCCGTCGGTTTGCCAGTGCGGCTGATCTCAAGATCAGCGACATGTCTGCCCAATCCCCCGTTGGGACCACACTGGCTATTTTAGAGCGTACGCTGAAGATCATGTCAGCAGTACAAGCGCGTATTCACTACGCGATGCACGAAGAGTTCCGTCTGTTAAAGGACATTATTCGTGACTTCACGCCAGATGAGTACAGCTACGAGCCAGTAGATGGCACACGACGTGCGAAGCAGAGCGACTACGATCAGGTTGATGTTATTCCTGTTAGTGATCCGAATGCGGCGACCATGTCGCAGAAGGTTGTGCAGTATCAGGCGGTATTCCAGTTGGCTCAAAGCGCACCGCAGTTGTATGACATGCCGCTGTTGCACCGTCAGATGGTTGAAGTCTTGGGGATTAAGAACGCAAACAAGCTAATCCCGATGGATGACGACACGCGCCCGCGTGACCCTGTGACTGAGAACCAGAACATTCTGATGGGTAAGCCTGTCAAAGCGTTCTTGTATCAGGACCATCAGGCGCACATTGCAGTTCACATGGGCGCGATGCAAGACCCCAAGATTCAGCAAATTGTGGGGCAGAACCCGAATGCGCAGATGCTACAAGCAGCGATGATGGCGCATATTAATGAACACGTCGGCTATGAGTATCGCAAGCAGATGGAAGCGACTATGGGTCTCACACTGCCGAACTACGAGGAAGATGATGACGTGATGATCCCGAAAGAGATCGAGGTCGAAGTGTCTCAACGTGCTGCTCAAGCGTCACAACAGCTTCTGCAACAAAACATGCAGCAAGCACAACAGCAACAGGCTCAAGAGCAGATGCAAGACCCGATCATCCAGATGCAGATGCAAGAGTTGCAGATCAAACAGGCAGAAGTCCAGCGCAAGATTGCTAAAGACCAGCTTGATGCAGCAGCTAAAGAAAAGCAGATGGCAATCGAGATGGAACGCATCAACGCACAGAAAGAAATCGCAGGGGCAAACATGGCGGTCAAGACACAGACTGACCGTATGAAGCTAGACCGTACACAAGAGACCGAAGGTTTCCGTGCGGCGATGAACCTGCGGCAACAACGTGAAGCCCGTAAGCAACAACAATCTAAACCCCCACAAAAAGGTAAAGATAAATGATTAGACGGAGAGTGTTATGAACGTAATTGAAGCAGCTTTGAAGGAACTCAGAGACCGTCGGGAACAACTATCCGACGGTTTAGCTAACAGCGCGGCTAGAACCTTTGAGGAATACAAGTTTATCTGCGGTGAAATTCGAGGTCTCACCACAGTTGAGACGTACCTAATAGACCTCGCAAAAAACATGGAGCAATTTGATGACTGAACTTGCCATCGCTACAGACAGCGGTGAAGTATCCACCCTGCCACAAACAGCAGAAGAGAAGGCGACACAACTGCCAAACCCTTCTGGCTATCACATTCTGGTAGCTATCCCTGAAATCGAAGCTAAATATGAGAGCGGGATCATTAAAGCAGACTCAACCATGCACTATGAGGAAGTCCTTAGTACGGTCTTTTTTGTCGTGAAGTTGGGACCTGACGCTTACAAAGGCGAACGGTTCAAGTCCGGTCCTTGGTGCAAAGAGGGGGATTTTATCCTCGCGCGCCCGAACAGCGGTACACGTTTGAAGATTCACGGGCGGGAATTCCGCTTGATCAATGATGACTCAGTCGAGGCTGTTGTAGACGACCCACGCGGCATTTCACGAGCATAAGGAGACTATATGGATAAGGAAGAATACAAGTTCCCCGATGAGGTAGACGAGACGAAAGCTTCAGCCCAAGAGGATGAAGACGAGTTTGTTGTCGAGATCGAGGACGATACCCCGGAAGAAGACCGTGGTAAGGAACCCCTCCCTAAAGATATTATTAACTCACTGGAAGCCCCAGAAGACGGCGGGGAGTACCCAGAAGAGGTAATTAGTAAATTCAAACAGTACAAAAAGGCTTGGCACGATGAGCGCCGGGAGAAGGAAAAAGCTTTCCGTGAGCAAGAAGAAGCTCTGCGGATAGCCCAAGGTATCCTAGAGGAGAACAAGCGCCTTAAAGCTACCCTGTCTTCTGGTGAGCAGGAGTACATCGCTACTGCCCAAGCCGCTGCTGAGACCGAGGTTGAAGTAGCCAAACGGAACTACCGGGATGCTTATGAGTCGGGCGATACTGACAAGTTAGTTGACGCACAGCAGGCCCTAATGCAGGCGTCTTTGAAGTTAGATCGGACAAGAAACTTTAAGCCCACTTTACAAGAAGAGGAAACTGAGGTACAACTGCCGAAATCGCAACAAGAGGCTGACAAACCAGCCCCGGTTGACCCTAAATTCGCAGATTGGCAGCGCCGTAACTCTAATTGGTTCCAAAAGGACGAGGAGATGACGGACGCAGCGATGGGACTGCATAAGAAGTTGTATCGTGAGTACGGCCCTGAATATATTGGTACTGACGAATACTACGAGCGAATCGACAAAACGATCCGCAAGCGGTTCCCGGAAGCCTTTAATGATACATCTGAGCCACAGAAGCCTCAGAAAAGTAAGCCGAGTACAGTCGTAGCTTCAGCTAGGCGGAGCACGGCTCCGAAGAGTGTCAAGTTGACAGCGACACAGGCAGCGCTGGCTAGGAAGTTTAAATTGACCCCGGAGCAGTATGCTCGTGAAGTCCTTAAATTACAGGAGAACTGATAATGGCTGAGAATAGACTTACTCGTGAACTAGAGAACCGTGCGCAACAGGAGCGCCCCAAGCAGTGGGCACCTGCGGAAACTTTGCCGGAACCTGATAAACAGGCCGGTTTTGCGTACAGATGGATTCGTGTTTCGACACTGGATAAAGCAGACCCTCGCAACTTGTCAGGCAAGCTTCGTGAAGGCTGGGAACCAGTGAAAATCTCGGAACAACCAAAGTTTCAACTGCTAATCGATCCGAATAGTCGCTTCAAGGACAACATTGAGATCGGTGGGCTAGTGTTGTGCAAGACGCCTGAAGAGCTTGTAAAGCAGCGTAATGATTATTACGCGAACCAGACTCAAGCCCAGACGACTGCAATTGACAATAGCTTTATGCGAGAGAACGATGCGCGGATGCCACTCTTTGCGGAGCGGAAATCTTCAACGTCGTTTGGTAAAGGTTAATAACTTTTTTGGAGTTTAATCATGGCTTATCCTACGATTGACAAGCCCTACGGGCTAAAGCCGATCAATCTGATCGGTGGTCAGGTGTTCGCCGGTGCAACTCGTCAACTGCCTATTACGACCGCTTCGGTCAACTACAACACTGCTATTTTTAACGGTGACGTAGTTGCTCTGACGGCTGATGGTGTTGTTGCGCTTGGCACTTTGGACACTGATACCTCTCCTGTTGCAGGTGTTGTTGGTGTATTCCTCGGATGCACTTATACAAATCCAGTAACTAAGCAACTGACTTTCTCCCAGTACTGGCCGGGCTTCGCCTCGGGCGTGACTGATGCTAAAGCCTACATCGCAGACGATCCTGACCAGCTTTACAAGGTCGTATCGGTTGGCGATACCGCTGGCGGCACCGGTCTGGTTCCTGTGGCTCTGTCACAGTCCACTCTGGGCAACAACGTGGTTCTGGTGTTGAACACCGGCTCGACCACTACAGGTGATTCGCGTATCGGTATTTATGCAAACGGCGTAACCACGTCGCTGCCAATGCGTGTAGTTGATATGGTGCCAGACACCGCAACCTCGGCTGGTTTCTTCGAAGTGATCGTTAAGTTCAACTTCGGCTACCATTCGTACAATAACGCCACTGGCATTTAAGGAGCGTATAAATGGCTATTTCACGCGCACAACTACTGAAAGAGCTTCTCCCCGGCCTGAACGCCTTGTTCGGTCTGGAGTACGCTCGTTACGGCGAAGAGCACAAGGAAATCTACGAAACTGAGACTTCCGAGCGTTCCTTCGAAGAAGAAACCAAACTGTCTGGCTTCTCGGCGGCTCCCGTCAAGAACGAAGGCTCTGCGATTGCTTATGACAATGCGCAGGAAGCTTGGACTGCTCGATACAACCACGAAACCATTGCTCTGGGTTTCTCGCTGACCGAAGAGGCCATCGAAGATAACCTGTATGACAGCCTGTCGGCTCGTTATACCAAGGCTCTGGCTCGTGCTATGTCGTACACCAAGCAAGTCAAAGCAGCAAACGTGCTGAACAACGGCTTCTCGTCGTCCTATCCGGGCGGTGACAATGTCTCCCTGTTCAACGCAAACCACCCACTCGTCTCTGGCGGCGTTAACTCGAATATCCCTTCGACTCCTGCTGACCTGAACGAGACCTCGCTGGAAAACGCTGTGATTCAAATTGCTGCGTGGACTGACGAACGTAGCCTGCTGATCGCAGCTAAGCCTAAAAAGCTGATCGTTCCGCCTCCTCTCCAGTTCGTTGCTACTCGTCTGTTGGAAACCGAACTTCGCGTCGGCACTAACGACAACGACATCAACGCTCTGAAGAACAACGGTTCGATCCCAGAAGGCTATACGATCAACCACTTCCTGACCGACCCGAACGCATGGTTCCTGACCACTGATGTTCCAAACGGCATGAAGCACTTTGTTCGTAGCCCGCTGGCTAACTCGATGGATGGTGACTTCGATACTGGTAACGTACGTTACAAGGCTCGTGAGCGATACAGTTTCGGCTGGTCGGACCCACTGGGTATGTACGGCTCGCAAGGCGCTTGATCTAAAACCTAGTGTTTATGCGGGTTTTAAAGGGGCTTCGGCCCCTTTTTAATTATGTGTTGTGTTACTCGTTACATTAGTGTATTCTACCCCTAGTTTCGTAAAGGAGGCCATATGGCACGGGGTATCTACAAGATCATCAACGTAGTAAACAACAAGTTTTACGTGGGGAGTGCAGTAGACTTTACGGTACGCAAACGAAAACACTGGTGGATGCTGCGTAAAGGAACGCATGCGAATAAACACCTTCAAGCAGCTTGGCTGAAATACGGGGAACCCTCGTTTACCTTTGTTATTGTGGAGGAATTACCCGCAGACGCTGATGTGCTGGCAGCAGAGAATGTCTGGCTTAAAGAACATGTTGGTAAGGAGTATTGCTATAACGTAGCTACAGACGCCACTGCTCCCCAACTGGGCATGTCAGGAGAAAAGAACGCCATGTGGGGTAAAACCTTCTCTCACACTGAAGAAGCCAAAGCTAAGATTGCCGCAGCGGGTAAAGGCCGCATTCCCAGCCAAGAAACAATAGAAAAACGCCGCAAGTCTATGCGAGGGCATCATGTTGCCGCATCCACCAAGGCCAAAATCGCAGCCACCCTGTCCGGCGAAGGTAATTACTGGTATGGCAAGAAACGCCCAGACCACGGTGCCAAGGTAAGTAGAGCCGTTGTAGCCACGAGCCCAGACGGAAAAACGCTGGATTACGACAGCATCCAAGCACTGCGGGAAGCTTCGGGGATGAAGCCGCCTACGGTAAATCGCGCTTTAAAATCAGGTGCGCCACTAAAGCGGGGTCCCTATAAAGGGTGGTCCTTTAAATATCTTGACTCTCCCCTTGCCCAGTAGTATAAAAGCGGTAATTCCGGGGGTTTCCCGGCGCTTACGAACAGGCCCCCCGCCTGACGACATGCAGATCGTTTGCGCTTAACTCGCATGTGAGGACAACTCAAATGGCACTTTCTACTACCCAAAGTATTTGGCGTTCGGGCGGCGGCGATCAGACCCGCACCGCATATTGTGGCTCCGGCCTGATGGCTGCGCAGTTCTACATCGCTGATGCTTCCCCAGCTACTGCTGGCACCCAAGTCAAGGTTTCTTCTGTTTCCGGCGCACCTTCGCTGATCCTCCCATCTGGCGCTGTTATCGTATCTATCTCGGTATCTGATGCTGGTGCTGGTACTTGCGACATTGGCGCAACCGGCTACACCTCTGGCACTGCTGACAACAACTTCTTCGCTTCGGCGCTGGATGTGTCGGCTGTTGGCACCACCTCGATTGGCTCGGTTGTGACCGGCGCTGCTCTGACTGAAATGTCGTACGTGACCGTAACTGACAACACTTCGGCTTCGGGTACTGTGGCTGGCGTTATCACTTACTTCGTCACCGATCCGCTGGTTGGTCAGCAGAACGTCTAATTAGGGGGCCGTTATGGCTATGCAATATGACGTTAAGTCGAAACACGCATCGACAAGCGGGCTGTTAGTTGCCGGTAGGTCAAGGGTAAAGGGGGCAGTGATGTTCCCGTTTACTGGCGTAACAGGGTACGCCACGTTTGTAGATAACATAAGCATCGCAGGCACATACGCACGGGCAACTACAACTGCTACGGTTACTGCGGTAAATCACGGTTTAGCTGTTGGTGATTGGGTGTATCTAGACTGGGATTTGACGGATAACCCCTACCAAGTTCAGACGGTAGCTGACGCAAATACGTTTACTGTAACGGTTACTAACTCCGGCGCTACAAGCGGAAACGTAACCGTGTGGAACGACGTATTACTACAAGCAGACGCATCTGACCCTTTACCTTACAACATCGTAGTTCCGGGGGAAGGTATTCTAGCCCTCAACGGCATCAGAGTGTTTTTACCCGCCAACATGCACACAACGGTGTTCTATGGCTAAGTCTCCGGCATGGCAGCGTAAGGAAGGTAAGTCCGAGAAGGGCGGCTTAAACGCCAAAGGACGCGCTTCGTATAACAAAGCCAATCCGGGGAAGCCGGGCTTAAAAGCCCCGCAGCCTGAAGGTGGACCACGTAAGAAATCATTTTGTGCCCGGATGTCTGGGATGAAAAAGAAGCTGACTTCCTCGAAGACAGCCAACGACCCAAACAGCCGTATCAATAAAAGTTTGAAAGCTTGGAAGTGCTGACCGAAATGGAAATGTCATACGTATGGACTGGTGGACTGACGCTGTTTACCGGTCTTTTTGCTTACATCGCGCATGAGAAGTTCTCGGAGTTGGCGCGTATTACGATCTTGTTGAACAAGACTCGTGAGGAGATCGCTCGTGACAACGTCACTAAAGCTGAAGTTGAGCGGATTACTGACCACATTGATCAACGGTTTAACCGACTTGAGGCGAAAATTGATCAACTCATTGGGCAAAAATCATGAAAAAGGTTAAAAAGTTCGGTCGCGGCGGCGACGTTCTCACTGCCCTTGGCGCTGGTCTTGCTGGCTACGGTGCGTACAAGTACTTTACGAGAGATAAAGATAAGGACAAAGACGATAGCAGCGGCGCGTCTCTCAAAAAGCCTACGATAAGTGAAGAAGTAGAAAAGGCTCAGAAAGGCGCGGATAAGCCCAAGCCTTCCAGCGAGTCTAGCTACGCGCCCGAGAACAAGTTTGACGTTGCAAAACAGACGGGCTTTACCGGCGATGGTAAGGACGACAAGACAAAGCCGTTACCAGCGGTAATTAAAAAGAAAAAAGACGAACCGAAAGCTGAAGCGCCGTCTAAGCCTTATCCAAAGGTTACAAGAAATTTTGTTCCTAATGAGGAACGTGCATCTATACCTTACCCTGAGAAAGAAGCGGCGGCTAAAAAACGTCAAAACTTCCTATCCAGCAAAGCTGGTCTTAGCGGCAAGGGCATTACTACGCCCGGTGACCCGAATAAAAAAGGGGATACATCTAAAGGCCGCTCAGCCAACCCTATCCAAGGCACAATCGATAACGCTGGTAAGAGTATGGCACGTACGCCACAGCAGAAGATGGCGGAACGGGCGCGAGAAGTACAAAGACAACGTGAAGAAGCTGAGAAATCACGCTACAAAAAAGGCGGCTCAGTGTCTTCCGCTTCTAAACGTGCTGACGGTATTGCGATTCGTGGAAAGACGAGGGCTTAATCATGGCTTATAAATCACCAGACAAAATTGTTTACGACTCCGCCACTGGCTCGACTTTCAAGGAAGCGTTTGCTGACGCCCGTAAAGAAGGTCAAAAAACCTTTGAGTGGAACGGTAAGAAGTACGGCACCAAGCTAAAAGGCGAAGACGAGCCGAAGCAAGGCAAGGTTAAAGAAGACGCTACGATTGAAGCTGGTAAGCGTCAGAAGTCTGCGCCTAAAGAAGAGAAAGAAGACAAGCGCTCACGCGGTGTGGCGGGAACCCTCGCCGGTGCCGGTGTCGGCCTTGGTGCATTGGCTGCTCTGTCTGGTATGCGGAAGTCTGAGCGTGATCGTAAAGAGCGTGCAGTATCCAAGGGCCGTGAAGAACGCAGTACAAAATCGCCTGTACGGAACATTACCCCCGAAGAAGCGGCTTTTGAGAACGAAGGCGGGCGGTACTACAAAAAGGGCGGCAACGTCAGAAAATTCGCTGCTGGTGGCGTTATCCCTGCCAAGCCTGCACCTAAGAAAGACAACACCCC